GGCGGCGTTACTGGCGCGGAAGCAGCTTGTCCAGGTTTGGCTTGGGCATCAGTCGATCCCGCAGGTTTTTCGGTGGTTTGCTGAGGAGATCCGCCGTTTGCGGGAATATCATCGGTTTTTTGGCCTTCCGGTTTTGATGTGGCATCGGGAGCTTTTTCTTTCTTGGTTGGCTTTTTATCGCCCACACTGAATTCAACATTGATCGGGTTTCCTGACTCCTCTTCCGGCACAGGCTCGGCTGGCGGCGTCTGATCGGCGGAGGGCTGGATCGGTTCCGGTGCTGGCGCTTTGTCCAGCATGTCAAAGTCAGGCCGGTTGGTGATGTTGGGGATCGTTGTTTCGGTTTGGACTGCTTCAGTGCTCATATGGTTTCAATTTCGGCTGAATCGGACAATGCCGGGTTGGGTTTGGCCGAATTGGCGATTGCCTCCAGGGTTTCGGCACAATCTTCCCAGCCTGCCGCGCGGTAGCCAGCCAAGGCAGCGGCCTCCATGGGTTGAGGCGATGAAATATGCTCTTTGGCCGATATGCTAGGCCGTAGAGATTTGAGGTAAGGAATAAGCTTCTGCCCGGTATTCGTGGCCAAGAAAGCTTTTAGATTAATACAGTCCGCTTCTGCAAAGTTTGCATTATCCGACATTTGATTCTCCCGATGTTGCTTTTACGCCGATTGGTTGGATTGGTAAAGAGTTTTGTTAGGCAACAGCCGATTGCGGGGGCACTGCTCCAGTCTGTTCTGCCTGTTTGAATTGTTCATTGGCCTGATCAAGCCCCTGCTTCACCTGGCCAAGCATCTGTTCGTAAGGCGCGGTAACATCCGGTAAGGCCCCGGCAGCTTTCCACATTTGCAAATGCTGCATGGCGTGATTCAAGGCATGATTTCCGCCAGTCAAAAGGATCGCGTTCGGAGTCGCAGCCAGACCAGCAGCCAGCTTTTTGAAGTTCTCCATGAGCACGTCCAAATGGACCTGGTGATTGTCGCGGGGTGAAACGGGAACTTCCTCGTCTGCCAGCATCGCCGCCGATTCCATCTGTTGCAGCCGGACAGCCTCGGATTTGATCGTCTGATCGGTTTCATCGTCGATCCAGACTCGTTCCAGCAATTCTTCTGAGATCGTCCGTTCCAGCGTTGCTTTTTGAAGCTCTTTCTGGTTGATGTAGGGACTCGCGCCCATGGTGGACATGACAAACTGGACCTCGCCCTTCCGCATAATCTCGATGTCTTCCACCGTTTTAAGGCAAGGCTGTTTTGCCAGATAGTCAAGTTCGTCCCGCGTGATTCCTTCGGCCATACAATCCTCTTGGAACTTCAGGGCCTCGGGGTCATTGGTCCGAGGATCACAAGCCCGCCTCTGCATGGTAGAGTGAGCTCGGAACATCTGGACAATCCAACGAGTCAGGATCCCAGCTTTCAGTTGGAGCCGCTGGGATTCTTCGATCTTGGCTTGTGTGGCGGTTGTCTCTACCTGATTCTGAGCATCCACCTGACCAGGCAAGACGGCACCGGCCAGCAATTCAGCCAAGGCAGACAGCTTGTTATCGGCAGCCGCGAAAAGCTCCGGGTTGGTATCGAAAGCATCCTGCATCTGTTCGCCCTCGACGCCCAAGAAGCAGAACGGATTCGTCATGACAAATTGGAGCTGGCTGAGCTTGGCCATTTGCTGAGGCGTGATCTTGAACGGAACCACAGTGGAAAGCTTGACCGAATCCAAGAACAAATTCCGAATCTGCTCCATGGCGTTTGTGATATTCAGGCAATTCCGGCCAATCCCTTTCGACCCGTAAAACTTCCGATTGCCCGGCTGCATGGTGAACAGGGCGATGCAGTCCGACATCTGAGTAAATCGGCTGGGGAAAAAATAGATGCCCGTCCCAGATCGCCTTTCCATGGTGACTTGCGTGACTGTGCCATTCGGTTCGGCAGCCAAGTAATCGTAAAGCTCGATCACCTTTGCGCCTTGCTGATAGGACCAGCAATTGGACCATTCCTTGGTTGCATCGGCCTGTTGCCGCCAGCCATCGCCCACGTTGAAATCCAGCTTTTGAGGCGAGGCGTCATTGATGACCTTGACTAGGTTTTCCACGTTCCAGCCAGCCGATTCGGATAGGCTTGATTTGGTTACGCGGTCGATGGCTTCGTGGATCAGAAGCGGCCTTTTCAGCGCTACAGCTTGGGTTAAATGTGGCAGCATCCGGTTACCGTCCGGCAGGTAGTAGGAGCCGTGCGGGAAACATTCCGGCCTCCAGTCGAGCAATTCCGTCCAAGCTGACAATCCCCGGCCATAAAGCACGTTCTCCATAGCCTGATCATCGAGCCAGTCCGAATATTCTTCCCATTCCTTGACCATGCGGGTAAACCGGCGCTGGAAAAAGGTTGATTTCCGGTCTGCATCCTTGCCGAAAATAATCGGATCCAAGGTTGCGCCAGTCAGGATCTTGCTTTCGATGATGGGATTAACCAACTCAGGAACCTTTCGGTCAACCAAGGAACTAAGTGCGCCGGTTGAGATGTTGAAGCGCCAGCCCTGCTTTTCCTCAACCAGCTTAGCCTGGGAGTAGGGAGCGCCCCCGTTATACTTCACCTCGATGATCGAATCGTTCCGGTCACGCTCGATGTTGGCATTCTCCAGTCCTTTGCAAGCCGCGTAAGCCTGGGAGAAGTCAGCTACGGCAGTCTGAGTAATCTTGCCAGATTGGGTAAGATTGGGCGACTTGACCAGCTCGGCCCCGGTTCCTGTAGTTGTGTAGGCGTCACTGCTCATGTAAAAGATCGGATTCGTTGATGGTTCGGGTTTGGAAAAAGTCTTTCACAGCGTCGAGGTTTTTCAGTTGCAGGCCAAGCACAGGATGAATGATCTTGCCCTGTTTGGTCTTCAGTCCAGTGATGCCAGGATGGTCGGGCACCCAAAGGAAATAGCCGGAATAGATATGCATGGTGGCAGCTGGTAGATCGGGAATCGTAGTTTTGATCTTGCCACCAATAGGAGCGTACTCCAGATAGTCCAGGATCTCGTCAACTGTCTTGTTCATTTCTCCACCCAACAGTTGTCCGGCGCATCTGTACCTCGCGTTAATCCGTTCTTTAGCCACACAGCCAGCGTGTTATCGTGGCTACAGGATTGACAGCCAAGCAGGCCAGGAAAACGCGCCCTAGAGCCAAGCAGGACGTTAATTCGCCGATCTGTTGTGCCAGTCAAATCCGAGCAGGCCGAGCAGGTGCGCCAGTTTCGATTCTTCGGACAGCCAAGGCATATTTGAGCCCGTTGATTGGCTTCGTCCTGGTAGACGTATTGAAGGCCCTGCATGCCGGTGATTCGATGTGCCCATTGCGCAACCCGATCAAGCAAGCGTAGGGTATTTCCTACCCTGTGCGCCTTCTCCGGTCGCCCATCCTTTTTAAGTCCTAGCACGTGAGTAGGATAATTCTGGATGTAGTAGTCGATAAGGTCTGCTTCGGGGTTCCCAAGCGGAAGAATGCCGTTGTCGATGCGGAACTGCCGGATTACCTGAATCAGGTCGTACGGTCGGCTGGCGGTGAGTCGAACGGGGTCGGAATGCTCGATAGCTTGCGGGTAATGCCAGCCTCCAGGCGGAATCTGGGCAACGTTCAATCGAATGGTTGATGGCATATAGGACTAGTTTGAATTGAAATCCACTGTCTCCCACGTATCCACTACACTATGCCGAAGGGGTTGGCGATTCATTTGTTGCTGGTCTATCGGCTTGATGTTCATAACCTGAGAGAAAGAGGGCTGTTGACGGGCCACAAAAATTAAGACCCCTAAACTGTCACCACCGTCAGGTGATCGCCCATTCCGCTTCTTAAAATCGCTCTTCTTTTCGCACTGTAACCGGCCTCGCCCAATCTGGACATAGCGCCGGTCGGTCAGGTCTACGGCCAGTTTGGACAGATCCACGTTAGGGCTGATCTTCAGCATGCCAAACTCCATGTAACGCCGGATCGCAAACATCATTTCGGTTGTCATGTCCCCGTAAAGCTCTTTGCAGGTCTGCTTGTCGTCCTCAAACATCTTGCTCTCCGATGGGGCATAGGAGGCATTGAAGCCGAAGACTCCCGGACCCATAAGGGTTTTGAGGTAATCGTGAACCCCGGCCCCGTTGCCATTCCGGTCGCATCCAAGCTGTTCCGGTTCGACTTGGAGAAGCTGGGAGCGCTTATGGACTTCCTTGGCCATAGCTACCGTATCTCCTTTGGGCAGCACCATGACTTGATCTACCTGAACTGAGATTTGAGGCTTGTCGAACATCACGCTTTGGTTGGTGCCGACTGGTTTCCAGCCTATCGCCTCTCCAATCAGTCCGGTGACATAGGTATTATCGTCGCCGCCTTCCAGGGCTGTGTCGTTGCCGCCAATCGGTTTAGGCCGTCCTTTCCAGATCAGATGGCCGATAGAGCTGTTCAGGAGGGATTCGGAGACTACTACGCCTTGGACTGACTCGGACGGGTAAAAACCCCGGCCCATGGTCCAATACTCCGGGTCATGTTCGCCCTTGGCTAAAAAGTTTTGGTATCCTTCCCAAGTCAGCAAACCAGGGAAGACAACTCGGCGCTGAACCACGTTTTCACAACGAGCACCGTCCAGCCGGATAACCTTCCATCCAAGCCGAGACATCCAAGACATGGACCGATCCGCAGATATAGACTGCCAGCCTTCTTTCGGTTCTGCCAACTGGCCCAGCTTCGACCGCTTGTTTCTGGGGTTGGTGGCGCAAAAAACCTTGATATGCTCCACGCCGTCCTTGGATATAAGCATGTTGTCGATGTCGGCCCAGACGCCTTCCGGGATTTCTTCCGCTTCGTCCAAGATGGCCCGGATACGGCTCATGGTCCCGAATTTCGGGTGAGGCTTCGGACGCGGCTTGGGGTGCAGACCTTGGAGCTTTCCGGCCCCGGACTCACCTTTCGGGATGGCTATCAGGTGAATCCCGTGCCGGTCGTCGTTGTTGACCTGAATCGACCGTTCCAAATGATTGCCGGGAAGTGGGATCGCCGAAGCTTTGTGCAGGGCCTTCATGTGGGCGAAGACGTTGCGCAAGGCGTGCTCCATCGTGACTGAGACGACTTTGACACAGGTCCATGCCGGATCTTCCAGCCAGTCCAGAAGCAACCGGGCACCGAGAGAATACGATTTCCCCATCGAACCGGCACCTAGAATGATGCACTGGGAATTGCCTTCAAATTCAGCCCAGACCCGCTGGACAGACTCCGGCTCGATGTTGAACTGGTCTTTCCCCCATAGGAGAGCTGCGACTTCCCGAATCAGGCCAGCTCGCAGCAGGTTGGCCAGAATGCCCTTGGACCAAATGTTTCCACCCTGAAAGCAAACCATGCCATCACCTGGCTTCAGGGTTGGTGCGTCTGTGGTGTAGGCGTCTAAAATGACCTGTGCCGCGCCATCAATGTCGCCCGCCTTAGCTTGAGCATGAAGCTCGTAAAAGCGTTCTAGGGGCAGTCCTGGCACAAATTAGACGGACCAGTTGAAATTCAGCGAGACATTGTTTTGCACCAAGACTTCCGGGTTCCGGCCATACTTTTCCCGTTTCAGCCGTTCAAGCAGGAAGGTGAGCAGTTTGTTGTCGATCCGCAGAACTTTGGTGGGAATACCGTCCCGGCTTAGCTCTTCTTCGTAGTGGCCGTTTACAGCTCGCTCCAAGGCGATTTGCTCCAAGACAGCATAGCCTTCCTTCATGGCTGCTTCTTTTTCGGCTCGAAACTCTGGATCGGATTCCAGATAGCGACCAACAGTCTTTGATGTGACCGGTGTAAGCGCAGCAGCTTTTTCAATGATAGGGCAGACTCTCAGATGGTCCAAAAACTTCGGCATCCATTCTTCAGGATACATTCCAGCCTCAGTGATTCTCGGCCTTCCTACCCCCCTGCGCGGCTTTGCTTCTTCGACAGTTTTGACTTTTTGACCTTTTAACGCAGCAGCTAAAGGCATCTCAGGAGCGTTATCCCCATTGCTCATAATGAGGAGTTTTAGTGCGGAAACGGCTGAACGTCAATATTTAGAAATTGCATTCTTGACAAGCACCACGATAAAATCGTGCATTCCAACCCATTTACACACCCCTTTGTGATCCAATGCCCCACCGCTGATCTGCAATCTTTTGGTAATTGCGCTCTTGAGGGGTAAACCATTGCTTTCTTGGCTTCTGAGTGATGACAGGGATGTTTGTCGCTTTTGACTCTTGGGGAATTGGAGGGCGAAATGGCATTGCGGGAAACGTTTGCTTGCTTGGCCTTGCGATGCCAACCTGTTGCCGTATTTGATCCCAGGTCAGTCTGGACATATGGGCGCGATAATTGGAAACCACATCTGCGCCCAAGACGGTCTTCGTTTTCTCAAGGGCATTTTCACCATAGGCAGAATGGATTTTCTCATGAATGGCAATGCTGAGGGGAATGAGATCCATTGGAAGCTCATCTTTGAAGCGAAGATAGGTGATGTGGTGAACGTGCTCCGCATAAGCTTCAGGATTCGCAAAACAGCGATGCCTCCAATAACGCAGAATGAGGGACCGACGATCCTTCCACTTATCGCTTTCAAAGTAGGATGTGAAGGCGGATTGACCCTTTTTCGGCCGAAAAACACTCGGCCTCCAATGAGGGCGTTTTTCGTAAACCTTGTCGATGAGTTTTCCCCAGTTTTTGGATGTCTTTTTTCTACTCTTTGGCATCCGCCCATGATGACGATTTTTATGGGAAAGTCGATCCAGAAAGGAAAATTCTACCTACCTGAAAATAATCACCCTGTCGCCTTTTATACAAGCAAACTGTCCAACTTTGCACAGCCTAGGCAAATATTTCCTACAGAACTAACTAGGCAAAGTTTTCCGAATATTGATAATCAAGCACTTATACTAGCTGGCATGGGTTGTGCTAGTATTATTTGTATGCGGGTCGAAAGCTCGCTGAAACAATCAACGAAAGAAACAAAATGAACAAAACCAAACTCGTTAGTCAGTCCACCATCACGCGCCGGAAGAACGTCCGAAACCGGAAATGGATCATTCTAGCCTCTGCCTCTTGGACAGGAGGCATCGTGCCAGCTCTGGCTTTCGCTGTGGCGCATTTTCAAGCCCCTTCCCTATTCGATGCACCCTGGACGCCTCAAAGTGCGCTGTGGCTGTTCGTGGTGGGCGCATTGACCTATTCCGCTCCGATGGTCGTAAACTGGTTTTCCCGGTTTGTCGGGGTAACAAAGGCGGTTGGCTTTGTGCTGTGCCTTGAAGGATGTTTGGTCTGGACCGATATGATAACCGCAGTCCCGGCCCTGCTCACCCTCATCGCTATCAACGCCTACGTGCTGGCTGACCGGATGAGCAACGATTGATTTCCCCGAAACCTAAACCAAAATACGAAAAGGAAGTTATGAAAACGGAACTTGAACAATTCGGAGATCAATTCCCTTCACAAAGAGAATTGGAGGCTGCCGTAAAAGCAATCAACTCCAAACGCCCCAACGGCATGAAAATCGGAATCAGATCGTTCCAAAGTTCAGACTCTGAATCCATGGGCTATATCGAATATAATCCTGATGGCTCGGCTTATCGTGGAGTCTGGTATTTTGCCCCACTCTTTTAACTATCTCACCAACCTAAACCAAACAAACGAAAGAAACCAGAATGAGAAGTTACGAAGAAACCGATAAATACGATGCGGAAGAAGCACTAAAAATTGGTGCCCTCCCATGGCAGTTGGAGATCCTGAAGCTTAACCCGTCTTACACCTGCTGGGGTCCCCACGAGGATTACATGATCAACAATGGGCAATGGAGCCAACCCATCATACGGGCGACCTGGAAAGAATTTGGCCCTTGGGAATTGGACGAATTGAACGAGTGCGTCAATTTCTATTTCTCGGTAGAACGCGCCAGCAAGCAATGTCCGATCTGTGATGGCAATGGCTACCACGCTGACGCCCAGCGAGTGGTGAACACCTTTTATGCCCATTCCAACCCTGAAGGTGAGCACTGGAATGACAATATCACCCAGGATGAAGTGCAAGCCTTGGTGAATGAGGGTAGATTGCGTGATTTTACGCATGGCAAACCGGCAGGATACATTCCAACGGCCGAAGAGGTGAATCAAGCCAATCGGAGGGGAAGCAGGAATCTTTTATCCGGGCACGACGCCATTAACAGGCACATCCTGATCGCGGCTCGTCTGAAGCGATTGGGCGTTGAAAAGTTTTGCGGGTGCTGCAAGGGAACTGGCCATCTCTTCACTGCGCCAGAATGCCATATATCTCTGACACTTTGGATGCTTCACCCGCGCAAGGGATGCTCCCAAGGCGTGGAAGTGAGCCGCATCGAACAATCCGAGCTTCCTGAGGTGTTTGCGTGGCTGAAAGAGGCCGCTCAGCGCAATGCGGATCGGTTTGCTAAAGTATTGAACAAATAACCCCCAAGTCACCCCGTCAGACCAAAACCTGGCGGGGCGGCATATGAAAGGAAAATCAAAATGAACGTAGACCAACAAACCAAAGAAATCATTTGCAACAAACTTACAAAAGTCGCCGATAAGTTCGACGATATCGCTGGGAAAATCCGGCTCCTGTCAGTTCGCTTTAGCGAGCGCGGCGACATTGACGATTTGACGGAAGTGCTCACTGAAATAATGTGGGGAATTGCTAACGCCCAAATCGACCGGATCTTTGCACATCTGTTCCGCCAACTTAAAATTCAGGAGAGAATCAAATGAAAATGAGTTCCCTGACCACAGCAATCCTTCTTGGTGCCCACATGCATCCGAGTAGGCCAATCCAAACCAAAAAGCCCGAACGAGAGAAGCCCAACAAGCGTCGAAACATGCTCAAGTGGCGTCTGGCTAGGCTCGCTAGGCTAAAATGCCTTGTAAGGCCATCCACGGCCCAAAAAGCACGTATCCGCCAAATACAGGAAGGATTCATTAAATGACCACCTACAACGCAGATTACTTCATCGCCAAGTTTGAGGCGATACCGGAGGAGATGTGGACCACTAAAACCTTCCTTAATGACCAAGGCCAATGTTGCGCCTTGGGGCATTGCGGAGCACGAGACGGGACCAACATGACTGCTGAAGGAGAGGCGCTCTTAGACCTATTTTCAGCATTTCCTAAAGGTGTGGTATCGACAAACGATACACCTTCTCTTCACTCCACCCCCAAACAGCGAATCCTGGCCGCCCTGCATGACATCAAGGCGAAGGAGGAGAGATGAGCAAGCCTGGCTTTACGCCTGGGCCGTGGGAATTAGCCAGACACGGAAGCTGTTTCGTCACTGCGGAATCCAAAGGTATTGTTATTTGCAACATATTCAAAGGTGACAATGGTAATGCCAACCTGATAGCCAGTTCGCCGGATCTGTTCGCTGTGCTCCAAGACTTTGCCGAGTGGGATGAACGCTACCCAAAAGGAACGGTTCACTCCATGGCTGGCGAGCGAGAGCTGGACGAACTATTTGAACGTGCCCGTGCAGCCCTCGCCAAAGCCAAAGGAGAAGCATGAAAGCCGACCTAATCTGCTCCTACTGCGGAACCTGCTACGGCGAGAGTTCGTCCGACCAATACCGCGCCATCATTCCTGGCCAAAAACCGCAAAGCCACGGGATCTGCGACAAGCGGGAATGCTGGGTTCTGGCCGGACTTAATCCGGTGCTGAGAGGGGAGTTGAATCCGGTATGAGAATCTTAATAGCTTGTGAGGAATCCGGTACTGCCCGTGATGCCTTTCGCCGGAAGGGGCACGATGCGATTAGCTGTGATATTCTGCCAACGTCCAAACCCGGCCCCCATATCCAGGGAAAGTTGGAAGATATAATCGGGTCAGGGAAAGAGTGGGACATGATCATTGCTTTTCCGCCATGCACCTACCTTTGCTCGTCTGGGCTGCACTGGAATGATCGTGGACGCGGATGGGAAAATACCGAACAGGCCCTAAAATTTGTGGCCATGATCATGAACCGGGATTGCTCTAGGATAGCGATTGAAAACCCCCGTGGATGCATTTCCACAAGGTTATGGCGCGGGCCTTGTGGCCGGATTGGAAATCTGAATTACGGAAAATGGCAGGTAGCCGAACGAGGTTGCACCCCAATAAGTGATTCCGATCTTCCACCTATGCAGAATTGCAAGCCAGCCCAGACCATTCAGCCGTATCAGTTCGGCGAGGATGCCAGCAAGGCAACTTGCCTTTGGCTGAAGGGGTTGCCACCATTGAGCCCAACAAAATACATTGAGCCCAGAATGGTAAACGGAAAACCCCGTTGGGGTAATCAAACCGATAGCGGCCAGAATCGGATTGGGCCGAGTGAAGACCGAGCCAGATTACGCGCAGTAACCTATCTCGGAATAGCCGAGGCGATGGCGGAGCAATGGGGCAACTTATGAGCGATCAACCCCAACCCGACCGCCTCAAGCAAATCAAGTCCACAGCCGGAAAGCTCCGGTGGAAGGGAGTTGATCCGGCGACCAGGTCCGAACTCATGCGGAAGGCTGTGCAGGCTAGATGGGAGAAAGCGAGGAAGAAACCATGCACAAATTCTTAGTCACCATCAGAAAGTCAGATGCTATGGCTATGGCGCTGGCTGAAACCCCACAGAATTGGAATCAGGAAACCCAAGAATGGGAGGACATTCCCGGCGCGTTTGAAAAGACCCTAGCCGAATGCGCGGGTAAAATTCGGTTCAGTGTGAAAATAGTGCATGGAGGCCAACAGATCGCATTTAAGACCGAAAGAATGCCAGAGGATATTGATTCAAAAAGGGGCACGGAAATCCTCAAAGCGCATATCGATCAAATCGCCATTGGAAGAGTCGGCGATGAACCGTATGAGCTGGAGATGGTACACTAAGCCGAGCCAAATAGCCCAAAGAAAAGCCAGAGGTTCAATCCCCTGGCTTTATTAAATCCCCAAAAGCTTCCTCGCTGGCAATTATGAACTCTGCTTGGACTTGCGGAACGATGGCATTTCCGAAACCGCGCAATGCAGGGCGCACAACCATTGTTGAGGGTACCCCATCATCCAGCCGACGAACCTCGGTTCCGGCCAAGAGCTTTTGCCACTCTGTGAATGGATCGCCAGAGCGGTTCCATGCACCCAGTGTTTCAGGTGTCCCGTCTTCCTGAATTTGTGCCTTAACGCATCGCTGTATCCCTTGGCGTCCATAGCCTGGGGAGTAGGCAACCCATGAAAGCCGCTGCCGGACATGGGGAGCCCCTTTGCTTGAAGCGCACAGATCTGCCGCCCCACAGGCGTAATCCTCTGCTTCCAGGTCATCAAATACCCCGTCGATCCATGCGAGGGCAGCCTTGCTTGCAACCTGCTCTCCAAAAATGACTGGAGGCTTGCGCTCTTGGATGAGCCGGAAGAAATCAGGCCAAAGGTGCCTTGGATCTTTTTCAGCGGCTCCCTTGCCGGCATTGCTGAATGGCTGGCAGGGACAAGAGCCTGTCCAAACAGGTCTGTCTGAAGGCCAGCCGGCAAGATGAAGCGCGAGGGACCATCCGCCGATTCCGGCGAAGAAGTGACATTGGGTAAAGTCTCTGAGGTCATTGGGTTGGACATCTTTTATGGATCTTTCGTCTACGATTCCGTTGGGGATCAGGTTTTGTTTAATGAGCTCCCGAAGCCAGGCGGCTGCTTTGGGGTCGAATTCGTTGTAGTAGTTCATTTCTTGACCTCCGCCTTCCACCAGCCTCTATTGATTGCTTCCTGTGCTATTTCTTTGGCCCTGGCGCGGTCGTAGCCGAGTTTATTCCTCGCGGCCGTCACTTGGTCCGGATCTCCTCGAAAAGCTCGTCATCGGTCAATTCTGTGGCTTTCTTCATATCTGCCCAGCTCCACAATTAGGACACTTCCTGTCCGGTTGCTCAAGACTCGCTGTGGCGCAATATCGGCATTTCACTAGCATCTTCATTTTTCCCCCGATTATGAAGGGCCTGGCATCGACTTGAGAATTCATAAGCGCCCAAGGTGGAATTTGGGTCATTTCCATACGACACCCTTGAGGGTTTAAAAGCTCTTCAAAGAAGTTCATATCAATACCTTTCTCTCTTAAACTTCGGTTTACTCTTCACCAGCTTATCCGGCCACCTGGTCACGATATGCTCTTTCGGCATTGGCAAGAGCTTCTTTCGGATCTTGCACCACCGGGCCTGGTAGACTTCAGGGGATTCGTTCATTTTGATTATCCTTCAATCGGAGTTTCTCCATCATTACCGGTTATGCGCCATCCTCGATTCCTGGCCTCATGCTCGACTTTCGTTCGGCCAATCCCAGCAAAGACTAGTTCATCGGTATCTACGGAGATGGCCCGATGAAAATGCACCACGCTTCCAGATTTTCCAAGCGACAGGGAGACGGATTTGATTTTGGCGGTCATAAGGACTTGATTCGGTTTTGGGCGGATCTCATTTGAAGCCTTCTTTCATGTGCTTTTCAGACCGTACTACCAAATCGTTTAATTCATTCCGGTTGGAAAAATCTGGATCTATCTCGGAAAGCTCGGCTACAACTGAACCAGGAATTGATACCTGATCGCCGTTGCAAATGATCTTCGGAATCATGCCCAGCACAGGCCTTCCTGAAATAAGCGACTCGTAAATCGGTTGCATTTTTTCCTGATTCACAACTTCAAATACTACGGTTATCAGTCTTTTATTCTCACTCACATCCTATCCTTTCGTTTGGGGTTTAGCTGGTAAAGATTGGTTTAGGTATTTCAATCCTGTCCATGGCCCGTTTTTTGGCCATCAAGATTTTAGCCCATCTCTTTGGTCCCATTTTGGTAGACGGCTCAATTTTCATGACGTGGATTTCTCTGGGCGCAGTATCCCGAGACATCCGGTGCTGACCGTTTTCTTTCAGCGTGTAGAACGATTCGCCGCCGCACATCGGGCATTCAGCCGTTCTTGAATCTTTCCATCTCGGATCAGGCATCCATGCATATTCGTCTTCGGTAAGAATGTGGCCGCATGATTTCTTGCAGCACTCCACTAGAATCACCATTTCTTTGTTGCTCACAACTTCTCTCCTCTCAGAATCTTGGCCATTAGGGCGGGTAGGATTTGGCGCGGGGTTTTGACGGCGGGGTCGGGTTGTTTGAGTTTGGTCGGTTTGTTCATATTGCCTTTCTTGGTGCTGGTTTTAGTCTGCAAAATTTCCCTTCAAGGATGTATTCCGCCGCTCCAATCCGGCCGTCCCTCTGTTTTCCAAGAATTACTTTGGTTGGGTAAAGATCGGCGGCAATCGCATCGTCGTCTATATCGTGGCGATGAAGCAGGATTATCTTGTCCGCGTCCTGAGTGATCGATCCAGATTCACGGAGATGGTGAATAGACGGCTCTCCGGTGGCTTGCCGGTTAAGCTGGGCAAGAACAATGATAGGAATATCCAATTCAATCGCAGTCTGTTTGATGGCTCTTGAAATCCGCGCTACTTCCTGTTCCCGGCTTCCCGTCTCGGAATCGTCATTCATGAGTTGCAGATAATCCACAATGATGACTTTGACCTTGTGCTTATGAACTAACTTTCGTGCCACGGCCTTGAATTGGCTGGCGGAAAGGTCTGTGCAGGTTTCATAGAACAGGGGCCAGTCGGATATTTCCTTTTCCCACTCCATCACCAAATGCAGGTCTGTGTTATTCAAATAGCCATCCCGCATGGCTGCCGTGTCGATTCCCGACTCCGCCCCAACTGCCCGAGCGAAGTATTTGGAAGCCTTCATTTCCAAGTTGATCACCCCAACAGCATGACCAGCCTTCCCATTGACTCGCTTGGCGTGGACTCCCACAACGCTTTTCCCCTCGCCGGATCTGGCCGCAACCACGATCATCTCCCCCTTAAGGCATCCGCCCGTGGCTCGGTCAACGTCTGGTATGCCCAGCATGATGTCGGAAGATGGCAGACCTTTCTCCCTCCTTTCTTGAGCGGCCAATACATCCTGCAAGAACTCATGGCCGACTTCTTTGGCTGTTCGAGTTTGGCTTATGGCCTGGGATTCCTGGCTTTTTGCGTATCGTGCCGCCATTCTGGAAAGGACTTCCTCTGGCTCATGTTCATGCTCCATAATGTCGGACAGGGTTTGAATGCAGAACATCTGAGCCTTTCTCAGGTTGGATTTCCGCTTTACGATTTCGGCATAATCAGGAGCATTTGTGGTTGATTTTACTTCGCCCCGGAGATTTCCAAGATAGGCCAGATCACCGCAGGCTTCCAAAACATGCCTTTCTCTTAACCATTGGATTACAGCCATGAAACTGAATTCTATTTTCGACTCGTGCAAAAAATGGATGGCCTCACAGATTTTTTTGTGGGGTTCGGAACAGAAGTCTTCTGGCTTCAATATTTCAAACACCCTATCCCTCATGGAGAAGTCTTCATCCAAAAGGCATCCAAGCGTTCTTTTTTCGTAAATCTCGCCCCATATAGGCTCAACGTCCGAAAGCTTCACTGAGACGATTTTAGGCTCAAAGCGGGTGGTCATAGGGGGTTGTTTATCGTGAGGTTTGGAAGATTTGGTTGTTTTCGGGAAGAGAATTTGCCGCTGGACCAGTTGTTGAACCAAGTTGACAAGGCCAGCCTCCATTTAACCATGGGCTTACCATTTATCTTCCAGTCCCGCATTTCATGGTGGTTCCAAAAATTCTCTGCCTCTAAGGGTGGAAGTCCTTTCTCAGCCGAAGCAATCTTCACCTCTTCTAAGCTTGGCTTTACGAACTGCACCTTTTGTTTTTTGGGAATAGAAGATGGATCTGCTTCTGCTTTTGCTTCTGTATCTGCCTCTGCATTGTCTCTACCGCGATCTACATTTTCTACAATCTCTACACCCATCTTTTCAGCACGCTCTTTAGCGCGCCGATTATTGATGTAGTTTCGCTTCTGCTCTTTGGCCGTCTCCTCGTCGCGTATCTCTCTATATTTGGCGTGGTTTATGAGAATCCATCCCCCGTCAATTTCTCGGATTCTCTTCCCTTCTTCGACCTTGGTCCGGCTATATTTGTCCGGCGACATAAAGCGCATGATGGCGTCCTCGCAATTCTCAACCGAAACCCGAGCGCGATTCGCCAGCCCAGGAATTGATCCAAAAACTCGACCCTTTCGGTCTGCCATGGCGAGCATGGTGATCCATGTCAGCCTTACGTGATCCGGCTCTGTCCAAATAGTGGACTCCGTAATTGATGAGAAAAGTTTTGTAAAAGTCACACTCATTAAGTTCTACTGTAGAGAAAATACTCTACAGTTAAAGAAGTTTCGCGGTGTTGATTTAAGATTCTTCGCCAAAAAGCGGCATCTCATTCGCCACATGGCCCTTCTCAGCGGCTTCACAATTCATTACTGCCTGCTTGAAGTAGGTTGGCTTGAGTTCTGCTCCAATGGCCTTTCTACCGTTCAGAATAGCCACATACGCCTCGCTTCCAACTCCAAGGAATGGAGTCAAGACGACTTCCCCAGGATTACTTCTCAGCACAATAACTCGCTCAATCACGTCCAATTGAAGCGGGTGCACGTGCTTTTCGTCCTCCGGGTCTTTGCAGTCCTTGAATGGAAGAACATTATCAATCCGAATATCATCCCAAAAGGCCGAGGCATATTGACGCCAAATCCAATGCGAAAACCGGTTCTCGGTCTGCTTCCCTTTGTATCCACGGAACTGAAAAAGCTCATGAGGAATCTGCCGTTCCCCGGCGTAAGAATGAAGTCCAGTGGGGTGAGCCACTGGAACCTGATTGTCTCCGTCTCTCCGAAACAAAAGCAGGTAATCTGCGCTGGCTACATCGCATAGGCTGGAATCGTATACGATGGTCTTATGAGCCAAACCCTTGGCCATCGTCCTAAGACGAACGCCAAGCGGCTCTTTCCAGACACAATGCCGGGCAATGTATTTGAACCCTTTTTGCTGATGAAGTCGAATGATGTCTCCAGGGAAATCCGTTAGGTGATTTCCGGCATTACAGGAGCTTGGAATGTCCATGCAATGAACGGCAGAAATCCGGCCCGGTTTAGTGAGCCGCGAAATTTCATCCACGCAATATCCGTAATGTTTGAAAAACTCCTCATAGGATCCGCAGTTCGACATGTCCCGCTCATCGCTGGAATACTGGTAAAGTCCACAAAAGGGAGGGGAGTATACAGATAGATCAACTGACTTATCCGGCAATCCCCGCATAACCTCGATGCAGTCTCCGTTATAAAGTGCAAAGGAATCTGACAATTTTTGTTTTACAGCCATACAGGTTTTTCTATTTTGAGTTTTTCTTTCGATTTCTTTTCCAAGTTTAATTCGTTGTTCATGAGTTCAACCAAGTGCGCGAACATCTTTTCAGCAGCTCCGGCCTTGCGTTGCAGGTTTTGCAAAACACCCCGCTCTCCCTCGCTTGCAATAACATCCACCGTTACCGGATTCTTTTGGCCAAATCTCCAAGACCTCCGGATCGACTGATAAAACTGTTCAAAACTGTGGGAAGGAAAAAAAGTCTGGTGGTTGCAATGCTGCCAATTCAATCCGAACCCGGTCAGAATCGGTTTACTCACCAACACTCTTATCTGTCCTTCCGCAAAGGCCATCAATACCTCTTCTTTCCGTTCGTCGCTGTCCTTTCCGCTAATCTGAACCGCATCCGGCGTCAACCGCTCTAAAAGATCACCCTCGCTATTGAGATGGCACCATTGCACAGCAGGTTTACCTGTTTTGGCTACAAGGCTTGCAGCAAGCTCGCATCGCTCTTTTACTGTTCGACTCCGCTCTTGTCTTTGTTCTGCCAATCCAACAGCTGGCATAGTGATAAGAAACCCGTCAAGCGGCGACGAGGAGTTTATGATATGCTCCCTGGTGATCAGTTCAGGAAGTTTTAGAATGCCGTCATCAAATCCAAGGTCGGACGGTTTCCTCGCCGCTCTAGCCCATGAACAAACCCACCTCCAGAAATCCCGCTCAGCGTGCCCACGGAATCGGTAAACGCCGCTCCTGGTTTCTTGGCTTCGGGTTGTCGTTGATTCGGCCTTTTTGAAGAACTTTCCGATCATATCCATGAATCCCATATAACCCAGAGCCTCCGATGACGTGCCAAGTTCTATGTAATCGTTGGGAGCCGCTGTTGCCGTGCAAAGCAAACCATATTTTTGCTTCCGCATGAACTGCGTTACCGCTGCCTTGGTTACGCCGTCTGGATTTTTCAGGATGGAGCTTTCGTCGCACACCGTCCCGGCAAAATCGTTTGGGTTGAAATAGTGTAAACGCTCATAGTTTGTGACCACAATTTGAGACAATCCTCCGTGATTTCCGTCCCGGCACTGAATGGCCTGCATACCAAACTTTTCAGCCTCTTTCACGGTCTGAGATCCTACAGCCAAAGGGGTTAATACCAATACGGGTTTTGATTCTTTTCGCACCACGTTTTCAGCGTATGTGAGTTGCATGAGACTTTTGCCCATTCCGCAATCAGCAAATATGGCTCCCCGGCCTTTTTGAACAGCCCATGTTATGAGAGCCTTCTGAAAATCAAAGGCATCGTCAGGCATAAACACCGGATCAAATCCGTAATTTCCGCC